CCGTTCTCAAGAGTAATATTACCCTTGTTCCATTCTTCTACACCTTGCTGCAACCAATCAGGTAGGGCTTCATAAGCTGCCTTAATACGGTCTAGAATTTCTCTAGCCGCATCGCCTTTGTTAGCAAGAAGAGCTACAGTCTTATGGTCATTAAAGAGAATATAGTGTAATATAACCGCAGCCGCTGTAGTAGTCTTACCAGCCTGGCGACTAGTGACAACTGTAACACGTCTGTTATGTGTGATCTTTTCAATAATTTCTTTTTGATATTCATATAACCTAATCGGGATAAAGCCATGATCGACTTGAACGATCTTAATATATTTTTCAGCGAAGTAGATTGGATCCTGAGCACACTTCAACCACTCTTGAACTTGTTCCTGAGTCCAAGCGATCTTCTTTCGTGACTTCTTGAGTAACGGGTTACCGTTATAGCCTCTATCAACTGTCGGTATTACCATTTCTCATATTCTCTATCATCTGTTGCAGCTCAGCCGTTGATCCGACGAAGAGATTATTGGTAACACCTCCTTCACTAGCAGGTTGAGTTACACCTTTGTTTAATCTCTGCTTTTTCAGTTGCAAATCTGCTATGCCCATGCTAATATCAGCCATGGTCTTAATTGTACTATTTAGAATTTCGTATGCCTTAGGGTGTTGAGATTGCTGTGCGATCGCCAGCATATCCCGTACAGCTTGCTGACTTAGACTAAAAGCATCATATAGACCTGTACGGGCTTGGTCTACATCATCATTTGCCTGCTCATCTTGTACCGCAGGCAAATTTTCTTTTTCATCATACAACGCGGGCACTGAATTAAGCCCTAAAGCATCATCTAATTGTTTTGACATTAAAAGTTCTCTGTAATATCGAAAATAAATCCATACTCACTATTAGCAGCAATTGTTAAGCTATTTACAGAACTTTCTGGGGCAACAGTAACACTCGTCACGGTTGCAGTAACCCCAGTATTAGCACCTATTAGTGTACTTCCGTTAGCTATGGTTCCTGTCATATTACGTGCTGTCATGACAGTAGCATTACTTGATGTAACGTAAACAAAGTTAGAACCGTCAACATATACCTTTTCGGTAGGTTCAAATACACCTGTTGCTCCAGCAAGGGTGTATGTACGAAGTCTGGTATTTTCGTAATATGTGACCGGGTTACCGTTAGCATCTTGACCAGGCTTAATATCGATGTTCATTAGGAAGTCAGTATTATTTGAGTTAGCATTATCAACAGAAATACCCTTACCAGGTACCTTAAGATTGATATCGATCTCTTTAATAATCGAACCATTGGCTTGATTAGTTGGGCCAAAGAAGTAACCCTTCATTGTAAATGAAAGAGTCCAGATAACAGCTCTTCTAT